TGCTGCAGAAGTCTTCAAAAGAAGAATATGGCCTATGAGATATAATATCATTAATCATATCACCATTAATACCAACCAATGCTTTCATACCATATAGAATAGTATTATTTTCTACGTCTGGCTCAAATAGATAACCTGACTTATTGATGTCTATTGGAGATATATTAATATTTGTACTAGCTGCACAAACTGCCTTAGCAATCTTATCATAGTTAGTGGTAGAATCATTTTCAATTCCACCTTCAATCCGCATACAAGCACAATCCCAATAAATCTTATTCCAATGAGTAGCAAGATAAACTGTTTGAAGTCCAATATATGAATATACAGTAGAATGAAGAATTGAAAATGAATAACCGCACTGTGGCTCTACTGCTGTTTCCCAAATATATTTGCCTAGATTTTCAGAAGAAGCAGTTTCAAGAATCTTTGCTTTCAAATCTGGAATTTTACTTAGCTGCTTCTTAGCTACAATTTTGCGGGCTGCATTTGCATCCTTCAAAGAGAATCCGCAAATGTTTTCATCCATTAGAATAAGCATAAGTTGCTCTTGCTGGCATGGAGAAGCATATACTGGTAGATAATGCGGCTCTAGAACCTTTTGCTCTTCTTTTGTTAGACCCCACTTATCCATTTCTTTGTACCACTGTGACATATCGTTCTTCATGCGGGCATATCGTTCAGTCGGAGTTTCATCCCAAGTATCTGGTGCCATTAGCCGCATAATGCTATTAGCATCTGCCATTTCCTTTGCGGAATGTGGTCTAAGAGTTTTAACAGTTTGACTGCCAACAGTAGAATCAAATTGAAATTTATGCGGAATATCTTTAAAAGCCAAATCATCCCAAAGCTGTTCATCGTCTAGGGGAAGAACAGTCGGATGAATATACTTATCATACGCTTGCCGCAAAGTTAGTTCTGGTTCAATCTCATTATGCTCTTGGAGAATTTTAATAGCTTGAGTAATAATAGACTGAACTTCTGTTAGAAGAAAGTCATATTTTACTGCGCCACAAGCTTCTGCGGAATGAAGGTCATATTGTGTAACTAAAGAACCATCTGGAGAGCGCATAATTGCGCCTTCATCATATTCATGTCCTTTTTCAAGAAAAAGAACACCAGATGCGTGAGTGCCACGACGAGATACACAGCCTTCTACTTTTAGAATAGTCTCCAATAGACCAGGATATTGTTTAATTACTTTTACAAATTCTGTAATTGGCTTACGATTTTTTTCTTCGTTGCCATAGATTACATCTGAAAGAGGCCATGTAAAACCACGTTCTGATGGAATCAAGCTTGTTGCATATTGTGCAATATCATTATCAATTCCATTTGGATACTTATCAGACCTATATCCTCGCATAGCACTTTGTACTGCACTTTTAGCAGTCATAGTACCAAAAGTACAAACTTGAATTAGACCAAGTTCACCTCGCTCTTCACGAATCTTGGCGAATACGTCTGCTCGCTTATCTGGACAGAAATCTAGATCAATGTCCTTTGATTTTTTTTGGACTATATCTTTCACAATATCTTACTAACGAGTATCTACTTCAGATATTGCTAGAACGCACTACGGGATAGTGCTTATCTCTATCCCTCTGTATTAGTCTCTACACTTCTATTTTGGTCATCGCTATTTTTCCAATAATAGCCATTGTAAAATGTTTGATTTTTAACAGCCAGTGATAGACGGCTTGAGCTTTTTAATCCAAGAAAATTAGCTGCTGCTGTTCGAGAAACAAATGAACAGACATAATTCCAGTCTTTGTCATATGCATCGATGCGCTTACCATTAATTGCATTTTCACCAGTCTTACCAAACATAGGATTATTCTCTCCAGAATATTTACCTTGTTTCTTCTCAGATATTTTTTTCTTAGATTCTTCAGTATGCTTTTTCCCATACATTGGATTTTTTTCTCCAACATACATACCCTTTTTAGTCATTGACATTTTTTGTTTTGACTCTTCAGTATGATGTTTTTGATACATACCGTTGTTAGAACCACTAGTTACTGCACTAATTGCTTTTCTAAAGCCTTCTGTCCTATATACACTGTTATCTCTAATATTTTTACAATAGTAAGATAATTTTTTTCTATAGTTATCTTTTTCTTCTTTAGAAAAACCTGCTATTAAATTTCCGCCTTCTCCGCCTTCGGCAATATTATAAAATTCTTTGCTATCTACTGCATTAAATAATTTTATAATCATTTTTTCATTTTGACAATTATCTTCTTCGTTCTGTGATATAAGAAGAACTTCTTTCTCAAAATTTTCTTTGCCGTACTTTTTTACAGCAGATAAAAGATTTTTTCCACTTCCGATATAATTATCGTCTAAGTACCCATAATGTTTTCCGATATATTTTTTACCATTTATTTTATTTATTGTTAAATAAATATAATATTGTTTATTTTTCATTTTAACACCTCCTATCATTTTTTAAATTTGACTTAGACTTATTACATAATTTTGACCAAAATATTTAGCACGGTATTCTCAATCTAACCCATTTTTCAGGCCATAGAGTCTCTTAGTCAGCTGATTCGTCAAATGCTTATTTCGCTGATACCGTTAGCACGATTTTTATCGCACACCTTTAAGCAAAGTTCACGTTCTTTTTTTACAACTGCCCAACATCGATTATTTAGGCAGTTCGACTCGTTCATCATTGAGAAAACGCCAATAGTAAGGAAGACCTTCAGCTAGCGGATCAACTTGGGTTAGTCCTAACAGATAATGATTAAGACCAGCAACACTAGAACCACGTCCAACACCTACAGTACTACCACAATCCCAGATAAGGTCAATATAATACTGCAAGAAAATTGGATAACTAAAAATACAAGTTTCTAGCTTTTCTCCAATTACTTTTTGAATACGAGCTTCTTCTTCGAGTTCCGCCAAATATTCAGGTTTATTAATTTTTTTCTCTTCTAGTTTCTCTTGGCAGTAGTTAATCCAATATCGTTCTTGCGGATTGTCGGAGTGCATTAGTTCATCAAGCACGGGATATTTATCAGGATTATATTTATGACTGTTTTTATCTTCAATTGGATAATTTTTAACTTCAACTTGCGGGACGTGCTGTTTATGCCGCAAACTGAAATTTTCAATCTTGTTATATATTTCTTGGCTATTGGCTGCTAATTCATCATAATCTAGACCAGTATCTTTAATATGTTCTTTAACTTCTTCTTCTGATTGAAGATAAGTATAAAGATAAAAATTATCAATATCCTCTCGTTCACCCATTTGACTATTCAAGAAAGCCTTATGAGCTTCATAATCTTCTTTATTAACTCTATGAGCATCATCACCAATAACAATTTTCTTATTAAAAGCTTTAGATAGACCCATCATTCTAGAGTTGACTTCAATTTGCTCTGGATATGGTGCTGGTGCAATTTCTAGATAGAAATCATCACCAAACCATTCATCAGCCCATTTCATAAAATCAACAATAATTTTATGATTTTCTTTGCGGCCAATTTTATCTCCAGCTTTTTCACATTGAATCATTTTAGAGAGATGCTTATTGACGCGACCACCAAGACAGCTTTGAGTCATAATCATATGACCCTTACCATACTTTTTAATTACATCTTCAATTTCACTTCGCAGAGTTGGAACACGTTCCATTCCTCTATCATAGTAACTATTTATCCATGCAATAGAAGAAAGTTCACGAATCATTTGATGACCGATAGTATCACGTGCAATAAGAACAGCATGATAATAATCTTGCTTTTGTTCACGAGTATCAGTCAAATATATTTCACAACCAAGAGCTACCTTAAAATCAGGATATTTTTCTGCGATTTCTTCCGCATAAAAATTAGCAACTGGCGCGGAACAGACATTTCCATGTTCTGTAATAGCAATTCCACTCATGCCAAGTTCAATAGCTTTATTGATTAATTCTTTTGGGTCTGCAATAGCATCAAGAATACGTATATTAGAATAATAAGTATGTGCGTGCGGGCAAAATCTTTTTACCATTCAACCCTCCTATAATTTTCCTTTATCTAATATAAGTATAACATAAAAAAAGCCTATTGTCAAGTGTGACAATAGGCTAATTTTTATTTTTTAATTAAAAAATCCATTCTTCAGTAAGTTCATAGTCATCAACAATAATTTGTGGAGATACTTTTCCATTCCATTCATTTACTTTACATTTACCAATAACAGTTAAAACCTTATCTCCACTGGTCCATTCATCAAACTCTTCTTGACTAGACTTAAATTTAATCATATCGACTCCATTGACACTAATCTTTAGAGTTGGATTTTTATCTTTGGACATTAAAGTTACCTTTGATGAATCTAGAGGAATATCACAGATACATACAGTAGATTCTGGCATATTTTGACCAAAGATATTCATGCGGCCAATATCTAGAATCTTATCTGCATCAATTGTATTTTTATACCAAATATAGTCAACCCAATAAGTTGCTTCTAGATTGATATTTTCATATGCTTTATTCATCGCCGCAATAAAATCATCTAGCTCTGATTCAGCTATACCTAATCCTGCCGCTGATTGATGCCCAGAACAAAATTCAATATGACCAGTAGCTAAAAGAGTATCTTTAAGATTTTGATTTTCAGACATGGAATAATTCCGCATAGAACCACGATAGAAATATTCCGTGTCATCTTTGCTCTTGTTTCTGGTTAAAACAGCTGTTGGCCTTTGATATTTTGCCTGAAGTTTATTTGCTACAAGTCCCGCGAGATTCTTTTCTACTTCACCAGGATTGCAAAGCAAGAGAAGCATAGCGTCATCAAGAAGATTTTCATCTTCAATTTTATGCTCTAAGAAAGCCATAGCTTCATCTTGTAGTTTGGTTTGACGACGCTTAACTCTCTCAGCAACTAGAACTGCTTCATCATGTAGTGGAACTAAGGTATGTTTTGCACCTCTCTTTGATGAAGGAACTTTTTGGTTTCTATTAGCATCTAACATGGCTTCAAATATAATTGTTTTCTCTTCTTGTGTGCCACTTCTAGTTATGCTATTAATAAATGGAATAATTGCAAATGCACATGAATTATAATTAATTCCATTTCTCTTTTCAAGAATATATCCATTTTTTTGTACCATAGCATCGATAAATTTATTATTAATATTATTAAAACCAACATTAATAATTGCACGAGTTTCTAATTGAGTATAGTCACTCATGTCTCCGCAATTTCCAAGCGCACACAAATCCATCAACCAAGTAGGTTCATCAAAATGATTAATTTCAGAATATGCACAACAGAATTTATATGCTACTCCCGCGCCAGTCAAAGCTTTATTCTTATAATTACTTAGCTGAACATTAATAATTAAAGCTGGACTAGATTCAATATTCTTATCTGCTTCAACATCGTGGTGGTCAAGAATAAGAACCTTAATATCATTTTCATCTAGAATATTATGCGCGTTCAAATCATTTGTTCCACCGTCAGGAGCAATTACTAAAGCAGGTTTCTGTTCAAGAATAGTATTTAGAACATCATTAAGACCATGCTCTTTCCCCGCATGGTGAATATAAGACATATGATTTTTATAATAATCAGGATAATGCTTGTAAATATAATTAAGTATAATAGCTGCGGAAGTATATCCATCGCAATCCGCATCTACTACTACAAGAATATCATTATTCTTTAAAATGGTATCTTGAACTATTTGAACTGCTCGCTGCATCTTAAGACTATCATCTAGTTCTCGCCAAGAATAAATATCATTTTCATTTGCATTAAGCCACTCTTCTTGTTTTTTTATCGGAATACCACGATTATATAGAATTTGCTGCAACGCCGAATATTGCGGATTTGTTTCCTTGTAAAGTTTATAATTCATAATCACCCTTTATAAATAGTATTTTTATCTAAATATATTATACTATTTTAATTTTAATTTGTCAACTATAAATATATACGATGCCGCCACAGCTTCATGAAAGCATCTTTACCTTTATCAAAAGGAGAATTTTTATATCCTAGAGTATCATTCTCTGCATCGAATAGAAAACTAATATTAGCATAAGTATGATACTTTGCATATATCTTTTCTAATTTATTTATTACTTGAAAATATTCCGCTGAACCTATTTCTTCAAAGTCTTTGTCAAAACCAATTACTACTTCATTAACTCCTAGATTAAGAAGCATGTTGAATTGATATTTTGAAAGTGAACTGCCGCATACAGCTACTGCAATATTATTAGCAGTTCCAAGATAGCTCATTGATTGCAGCACTGATTTTTCAGACTCTACTACGATTGCAGTTTTTACTTTTGCTATGTTGCTCTTGGCGTTATTAATTCCGTATAGATTAAATCCAAGAGGATGATTATAAAGTTGAGTACCTCTACGCCAAGGTTTATATTTACCATATTGCTCTTGCTCTTTGATTAGAGTTCTTTGCCTAATGCCTATAAGATTTCCTTCAATATCCCTATGCGGGATTAGGATATTTCCGCCTACTGGGTCATAACAAATACCCATATAATTACAAATATCTTGACTAATATTATCTCTAATCCAAGGCTTGACTATTGGCTTTGGATAATATTTTAGTATATTTTCATTTAAAATGGGGAGTTTGACTTGGTTAACTTCTTCATATTGAATAGAATTAATCTTATCATATGCGGCTAGAATTTTCCAATCTTCACTATCATGAGTATTTATATTTTCAGATTCAACCCTGCCTTGCAAATTGAAAAATTCTACAACAAAAATAATTGCTTGATTCAAGTCATCGATATGCCGCACTCGTTGTACTAATTCAAATATATCAAAGCTATCATGACAACCAGAATAACAATGAAACAATTGTTGTTCATCATAGTAATATAGCTTGTGACTATCTCCTCCATGACAAACTGTGCGGCTAATAATTTGGTCAGAATACATTTGCGGGTCTGCTTGAAAATAATCGAGAAGAGAGTAAACATCTTCCATTTCGATAGCATCTTTCACATCGTCTTTGTTATACATGTTTACTCTCCTTTCTATGCTTCTAGATTAATTAATGTATAGTTGTAATCTGTTGCAAAAATTGTTTCATACCTACATGTACTTTTATCTGCCTTCATCCACAATATAATCCTATTGAATTTACCTCTACGATTTTTATATATTGACATTTTTACATTTGGAGTTCCAAGACCAGGATTTGCATCTAATAGTGGTTTAATTTCTTCTAAATCTTGCGGAGTCATGTCAACCATGATTTCACCAACATCGACACGGTTAGCAATTGCTTTTGCTCCAGCAAGCATACCTTGGTCTAAGATTCTTTCGCCTTTAAAATTATTACTTAGCTGAGTTGAAGAATAAATAAACACACCATATTTTTGTGCAATATCCTTAATCTTTGTTGCAAGAAGAAATAATGCTTGGTCTTCTCGTGCTACCATCGAACCAACATTTCTTTTAAGTTCTTCCATCATCTTCATTGAAGTAGCAATATAATCAAGAAATACTGCCGATGTTTTATTCACTCTAATATTTCTCTTAATACAATTCTCAATATCCATCATGCTATAATCTGGTAGATATTCAATAAATAGTTTTGATTCATTGAGGATTTTAATTGCTTCAGCTACTCTATCTACTTCTTCAAAATCAAATTGTTGTTCTAGAATATGATTTTCTGGTACTCCACTAATAAAAGCCAAAGCCATTGTTTGCAGTTCTTCTTTATCAAGCTCTACAGA